TATCGGAAGAAGATAGAGCTAGGATGAAAAAAGCACAAACTAGAATAATGGAGGCTGTGAAAAATATATGACTAACGAAGACATTATCCGCATGGCGAGGGAGGCTGGTCTTGATGGCGTGACTGTGTGGAGCGAGGAAAAACAAGCAGATGTTCTGCGTCCGGAATTGGAATGCCTTGCTTACTCTGCTTTTGTTGCTGGCGCATTAGCAGAGCGCGAAGCGTGTGCGAAGGTGTGCGACGAAGTAAACAAAGAGTATGACGGTGAGGAAGTATCGGCTAGTTGGATTGCCGCCGCTATACGCGCAAGGGGGCAGTAATGCACATTGAGCAAATAGCGGAACGACTTTACGAAGATCGTCAAATAATTAAATCTCAGGATATTGACGTTGAGAAGTATCTAAAAGCTAGTGACTTATCGGCACAGGTTAAGTCTGCGACAAGCTGGTTAGATGAGATTTACCAAAACTATACTGATCCTCAAAAGACTGATGATGCAGTAATGCCGTGGTCTAAGACGCATCAGGACGTTAAATTTAGGTTAGGCGAGGTCACGGTATATGCTGGTTCTAATGGAGGCGGTAAGTCTCTTGTAACAGGTCAAATAGCGTTAGGTTTGATTAAACAGAACCTAAAGGTATGCATTGCCTCATACGAAATGAAACCTGTAACTACCATTGTCCGTATGTTGCGACAATTCGCAGGTGAGAATATTAATGTACCTCTTACTCACGACAAAGAAGGCTACATTCGTGGGGTTTTAGGACGGTTTACTAATTTCATTGACGAGAATCTTTATCTTTACGACCAGCAAGGTTCTACTACTCCACAGAAAACGATAGCAATGGCTAGGTATTGCGCTGTTGAGCTAGGCATAAAACATATCTTTATTGACTCATTAATGAAGTGTGTAGTCGCAGAGGACTCATTAAACGAGCAAAAGTCATTCGTTGACGAGTTATGTGCATTGGCTAGAGACCATCACGTACATATCCATCTGGTTCACCACATACGCAAGTTGCAGTCTGAGGAAATACAGCCCTCTAAAACCGATTTAAAGGGGTCTGGAAGCATCGCAGATCAGGTGGACAACGTATTCCTAGTCTGGCGTAATAAAAAGAAAGAGAACGCTCGTAGGAACAATGAGGACTATGACGAGAAGCAGCCAGATATGTTTCTAATGTGCCAAAAGCAACGAAATGGTGAAGCTGAGGAGTTTTATGGGATGTACTTTGAGCATAACTCACAGCAATTTATTGAGACTCAAGGTGGTCAGCCTATAGACTTTGATAATAGAGGGAGTTTTCGTGCATGAGTTGGCTCTTTTCGCAGGTGCTGGTGGAGGAATACTTGGGGGAAAACTTCTCGGATGGCGAACAGTCTGTGCCGTTGAATGGGAGCCATATCCAGCAAGCATACTTGCAGCCAGACAAAATGACAAAATTCTCCCGAGTTTCCCGATTTGGGATGACGTTCAAACCTTTGACGGAAAGCCGTGGAGAGGAATTGTTGACGTTGTATCTGGAGGGTTTCCATGCCAAGACATCTCAGTTGCCGGAAAAGGAGATGGACTTGACGGAGAGCGAAGTGGAATGTGGCGAGAAATGGCACGGATTATTAGCGAGGTACGACCAAGATACGCATTCGTGGAGAACAGTCCAATGCTCGTTACTAGAGGACTTGAACGAGTCCTTGCAGACCTTACCAAGATGGGGTATGACAGTCGGTGGGGAGTTATATCTGCTGCCGACATTGGTGCAAACCATAGACGAGAGCGAATCTGGATCGTCGGAAAAATGGGCAACTCCAACAACGATGGACAAACTACCGCCAAAATCGGAAACAGCATTATTGAAAGAAGCTACAGTAGCGAGACCTGGCAGAAGCAAACCTGCGAATCTCAGGGATCAGGTGAGCAATATGCACAAATGGGGGACTCCCAAAGCACAGGATTCTCGTCACGCATTGAAAGACAGAGGCAAGGGGAATCTTGGGGAGCAAGTATCGGGTCTGCACAATGGTGGCAAGTTGAACCCCCTGTGGACAGAGTGGTTGATGGGATGGTGGATAGGGTGGACAGACTTAAAGCCATTGGAAATGGACAAGTTCCATTATGTGCAGCAACAGCTTGGAGAATCTTGAGTGCCTGATAATAGCGAACAACATAGGCATCGTTGCGAGGTCAGACAGGTTTTAAAGTGGCGTACTCAGGATAGGAATAAAGCCATTGAATATCTGTCTATTGTCCGCATAAAGCGCGGAGATAGAACGGCTCAGTTGCTAGAGAAAGATTGTATGGAACAATGGACGTTAGGAAATCGCGGGAATGAAGGAGACTGGCTTTGAAGATAAATAATATTCTTACAAGCGTTCCAATTAATAAAACTGCTGCTGTAGTAGTTGGTAAAGGAGAGCATTACAACCCAAATAAAAAAGTTACTAATGTTGATAGTGATTTGCCTTTGCTTACAAAAAAACTTCCACTTAATGCTGAAAATCTTGCAGGAATAAAACGTGGTCAATTAATTGTTTTGGGTATGTCTAAAGATAAGAATGGTAGATGGGTTATGCGTTGTACTTGCGGTAGATATACGTTGCGTACACGTAAATCAATATTAAATGAAGATAATAAAAATGATTGTTGTGAACTGTGCAGACATTGGAATTATGTAAAGAGAACCGAAAAGTATTATAGAAATAAACATGAATAAATTGGAGTCATAATGGTTTATAAGCGCGTGGACAATAATCAAACGCAAATTGTGAAAGCATTGCGTGATATGGGTTGTACGGTTGAGCATCTACACGCAATAGGCAAAGGCGTGCCAGATATTCTAGTAGGGTTCAAATCTAGAAATTACTTGCTCGAGATCAAGGATGGTGATAAAAAGGTACTTACTCCAGATCAAGTTAATTGGCATAGACTCTGGAAAGGTCAAGTAAACGTAGTTACAAGTATTGACGATGCTAAAACTTTAATATGGAAACTATCAGATGAATATCGATCCGAATGAAGCAATTAACTTTATGATTAAAAACGCTGAGGCTTATGCACAAGCTAAGGCGCAAGTAACGTATCTAACGGAGCATAGAAAGACAGTTAAGGCACTTGGGTTCCAGCGTAGTCTTAAAAATACGATGGCTGAGAAGGAAGCTGATGCTTATACTACGGTTGAGTACGCTACTTGCGTAGAAGGGCTTAGAGACGCAGTTGCTGAGGCAGAGAGATTACGTTGGATGCTTGTTGCGGCTCAGGCTCGTGTTGATTGCTGGCGGTCGATGGAAGCGTCGAATCGGGCTGTCGAAAGAGCGACTTTGTAAACGGATCGAAATTGTTTTCATCGTATAACAGCCACTCGTCTGCATCTTCATCAAAGTACATCCAGACACATGCTTCGTTATCGTATTTCCAGACTATGCCGTCATCATCCATTTGCATGAGTTCGACTTCTTCAGCCTCAAACCAGAAATCTTGTCCGTCGATAGATATGCCGTACATAGCAGCCTCCGTACCAAAATAGTAGCAAACCTAAATGAAATTTACGTTAAATAAAGGTAATAATATGGATAAAGTTTATTGTGATAATTGCAACTGGATTGGTGAACGTGACGAAGTGCTGAGAGTACGTTGCGGATATGTGTTTGAAGATGCTGTTGACGTATGTCCTGAATGCAATCATGCAGAGACAATATCATCAGTTAAATCGTTATGGAGAAAGCGTCAAATTGACCAAAGATCAGAAGAAATACCTGTCTAAAGTAGCTGATTTAGGTTGTATAATTTGCTATAGGCTAGGGTATGCAGGGACTCCTTCTGAGATTCACCACGTTAGAGGTTTGGGCTTGGGGATGGGAGTAAGGAGTTCGCATTACGATACGTTACCGCTTTGTCCCGAACATCACAGAGGGAATACCGGTTATCACGGAATGGGACGTAAAGCCTTTGAGCGTCAGTATAAAGTTACTGAGCATGAGTTACTTAAACAAGTTAAGGAAATGCTAGATGATGAAGAAGTCTAAAGCAGCTAAGAAGGTCGCTAAAGTCATGGGTGAGTACAAAGATGGAACATTGCACTCAGGTAAAGGCGGTGCTGTAGTAAAGTCTCAGAAGCAAGCCGTAGCAATCGCTCTTAGTGAAGCTGGCAAGTCATTACCTAAGCGTGGTCAACGTACAGCTAAGAACAAGGCTAAGAAATGAAAACAGGACTCTATTCTGCAATTCACGCTAAACGTAAGCGTATAGCTGAAGGTAGCGGAGAAAAGATGAAAAAGCCGGGCACTAAGGGTGCGCCAACTAGGGCTGACTTTAAGCAAGCTGCTAAGACTGCTAAAAAGGCAAAGAAATGATTAAGCGTGGCAAAGAGGAGTTCTCAGGTTACAACAAGCCTAAGAAAACCCCTAATCATCCTACCAAGAGCCATGCTGTATTAGCCAAGTCAGGAGACGAGGTTAAGTTAATCCGTTTCGGTCAGCAAGGCGTTAGCGGTAGTCCTGATGGTAGTAAACGCAATGAGGCATTTAAGGCTCGTCATGCTGGCAATATCGCTAAAGGCAAGATGAGTGCGGCGTATTGGGCAAATAAGGTTAAGTGGTGATTCCAAAGACGTTAAATCTAGGTTCCGGCAAAGACTGGAAGGATTCTTACTTTAATGCTGACATATTGCTTAGAGTTAATCCTGACTGGTGGGTAGATATATCTAAGGTTGAATTCGGTCAGATTATAGACAGTCCTAGATTTGGCAAGGTAACGATAGAGAAGGGAATGTTTAAAAAAATCGTCGCAAATGACGTTTTAGAGCATATACCGGATTTAATTCAAGCAATGACTAACTGTAAGGATTTGCTGGAAGTTGGTGGTGAGTTTCACATTAGCGTACCGTATGAACTGTCTTTAGGTGCATGGCAAGACCCGACTCACGTTAGAGCGTTTAACGAGAATAGCTGGTTGTACTATACTGAGTGGCATTGGTATCTAGGTTGGCAGGATAGATTTAACCTAACGTCGATGGAATTTATGATGTCAGGATTAGGTCAGGAAATGATGGATAAAGGCATTTCTGATGATGAAATTCTGCGTACTCCACGAGCAGTAGATTCAATGAAAGTCATTTTAACAAAGTGCTAACACGCATGAGGATTGATCGGTAGGACGGACTCGCAGGGAAGATAAGAAGCTAATGAGCTAGTCACTCAAAAGCAACTGAAAATGGTGATACTGCGGCTACCGATACAGAACTAAAAAGCAAACTGAGGTTGACCCCAAAGTTCTTTTTTATGCTGTACAACAGTCCTCAGCCGTGTTGATATTTAGGGGAATTACTTGCAAGCAATCGTAATCGCTACGGTAGATAGTCCAAGCATCCACGTACTATTGGAGAGTATTAATCAATATGCAAGAGAATTGCCAGTTTACATTAGTGCAAATAGTCTGGAGTTGTGGGGAGAAGTTAGAAAGAGACTTGGCAACGATAGAGTCATATTCAGACCAAATACTGCTACCAATTTCGGAGATGCGTATAACGCAATTGTCTCTTATGCCTTTAACACAGGGCATTACGATTCATTAATCATTGCAAATGATGACGTAGTATTGACTCCCGATACTATTGAGAAGATGCAAGCTGATTATAAGTACGTTGGCAAGTCATTTAAGGTTGGATTCTTAGGTGCAAGATCAGATTACGTACTACCAGCACAGAATATACGAGTAGCTGAGGAAGATGACGTATTCTCAGCGTTAAGGTGGGAGAGCGAGTTACATATAAAGATGGCTGATGTCATAGCTCCTATTTTCGCGGCGATAAGTAAAGAGGCATGGGATGTAGCACAATTCCCTAGCACTAATTGGTATTCAGACAATATAATATGTCATGACTTAGGCAAAGCAGGGTATTTTCACTTTGTTAGTCGTGGATACGTTCATCATGCAGGATCGCAGACGGTTGGAAACGATTTTGCTAAGTGCCATGAAGAACCAAGAGAGTGGATAAAGACTAACAGACCAGATATGTACGAGGTTTTCTATGGCTGACGGATTACTAGCAAGTGGATTGAATTATATAGACCAGCAAAAACAGGCTTTAGCGGCTCGTTTAGGCTTGTTGATGAATAATCCACAGGAATTTGCTGCTCAGTTAGGTAGTGAGGCTCGTCAAAGGGCTGGAGTTGGTCTATTGGGTGAACCTAAGACTGCTCAGGAAATGGCATCAGGTGCATGGATTAATAGCCCGTATGGTCAGCAAGCGATGCAAGCAGGTAGCGGATTTGCTGGAACAACTAGCCCAATTAAACCTGTAAATTTACAAGCATTGGCAAACGAGGCTTATGAAACATTAAAAGCTAATCCAAGTGCAATTAATAAGCAAAATTATTTAGCTGCAAGAGATAGAGCAAATGCAGAATTTGTCGCTTTAAGAGATCAGCCTGTAGCACAACCAGTAGTTCAAGAAGCAGCCGATTATAAAGGTCAGCATAGTGCGCCTATGAAGGATAGCGGTAAACCTTTATGGGATTTAACAGGCGTATATCCAGAGGATTTTTATAGTTCTCAAGGTGCTAGATATTATGGGCATGGAGAAGATTTAGGCAGAGATACAAGAATAGTTTCTCAAATACAAGCATTTAGAAATCAACCAAATAGACTAATTACAGTATATAGAGCAGTTCCTAAGGATGTTCCAAGAGGAAAAGGAATTAATACTGGAGATTGGATAACTACTGATTTGAAATATGCTAAAGAACATGGGCAAAGTGCTTTAAATAATGATTTTAAAATTGTTAAGAAAACAGTAAGAGCTAGAGATATATTTACTAATGGTGACTCAATTTATGAGTTTGGATATGATCCACAGCCGTACGTACCAAAGTCACAAAAATAATCGCATGACATCCAGAGGATAATGCAAAAATGGAAACAGAAGTCAGTAAAGAAGAAAAGACTACAGCACATCCCGGCTTAACTAATGCTGGTAAGGGCAGACCTGCTGGAGTGCCTAATAAGAGTACGGCAGTAGTGCGTAATGCTATTGCTACGCTACTAGAGAAGAACGTGCCTTACATGGATAGATGGCTACAAAGGGTAGCTGAGGGCGATGAAGTCTATGGGCTAAAGCCTGATCCTGCTAAGGCATTGGACTTGATGCAAAAGCTAAGTGAGTACCATATACCTAAGCTGGCTAGGACTGAGGTGACAGGTATAGACGGTGCGCCACAACAGCACGTGGTTACATGGCAGAAATAGTCACTATAGGGGGTGCCACCCTATATCTTGGCGATTGCATGGATATACTGCCAACACTACCGAAGGTTGATGCGGTTATTACTGATCCTCCTTATGGAATATCAAGGGCTGGACAGCAAGAGACTTTTACAAAAAACTCAAAACATAAGCGCAAACATTTTGATGACTTGGGATGGGATAACGGCAGACCAAGCAAAGAAGTTTTTGATTTACTGCTTTCAATTGGCAATAAATCTCTTTTTTGGGGCGGTAACTATTTTGCAGATATGCTTCCACCAACTATGGGTTGGCTTTATTGGGATAAAGGGCAAAAGGGCTTATCAATGTCTGACGGTGAGTTGGCATGGACTTCTGAACAAAAGGCTTTAAGATCAATTGTTGTAAATCGGTCTAGTTTAGTTGGCTCTGAGCATCCAACACAAAAGCCGATACAAGTAATGACTTGGAGTATTAATCAACTTGGAAATCCTGAAATTATCCTTGACCCTTTCATGGGTTCCGGCACGACGGGCGTTGCAGCGATTCAAATGGGGCGTAAGTTCATTGGCATTGAACGTGAGCCGAAATACTTTGATATAGCGTGTAAGCGTATAGAGCAAGCCACTAAGCAGGAAGATATGTTTATTCCTAAAATGCAACAAGAACAAGTGTCGCTAATAGGATGAGTGAAATAATAATCCCATACGCTCCTAGAGAGCAGCAAATAATTCTACACAATACTTTAGACGCAAATAGATTTGTTGTTGGGGTTATGCACAGGAGGTTCGGGAAAACTGTGGCTGCTATCAACCAGATCATAAAACGAGCTATTGAGTGCGAATTAGAGCAACCTAGATATGCTTATATAGCACCAACATATACACAAGCCAAGAGGATTGCTTTTGATTACTTGGTCAAATACACGAGACCATTAGGCGCAACGGTCAACATATCTGAACTTAGGGTGGACTTCTGGGGCAGGCGTATATCTTTGTATGGGGCAGATAATCCAGACTCATTGAGGGGCGGTTATCTCGATGGGGTTGCCTTAGACGAAGTTGGCGATATGAACCCTAAAGTCTGGAACGAAGTTATTAGACCTGCATTAGCTGATCGATTAGGATGGGCTTTGTTTATTGGCACTCCTAAAGGTAACAATCACTTTAAAGAGTTCAAAGAAAGAGCTGCAAAGTCAGAAGATTGGGCTTTGGTAGAGTTTAAAGCCAGCGAAACCAACATAATTGACCAGAAAGAACTAGACGCTGCCCGTAAGGAGATGGGTGACGATAAGTATAATCAGGAGTTCGAGTGCAATTTTGATTCTCCCATTGAAGGTAGCTACTATGGCAAGATTATCAACGATCTTGAGGCGAAGAACCGGATCACCACTATCGAACGTGATGACTTATGTCGCTCTTATGTTGCTTGGGATTTGGGGATTAGCGATTCTACTAGTCTGTGGGTTGCTCAGGTGGTTGGAAAAGAAGTACGTCTCATTGATTTTACGGAGAACCACGGAGTCGGTCTGGACTGGTATGTACGCTGGCTCAAAGATAACGGCTACGAAGGCTTCACGCAGTTCTTGCCTCATGACGTCGAAGTCAGAGAGCTAGGCACAGGAAAGAGCCGTAAAGAGGTTTTGCAAGAAGCAGGACTCGATATAACAGTAGCTCCTCGTTTATCGGTTGCAGACGGTATTCAAGCCGTTAGAAGGCTATTGCCGCAATGTTGGTTCGATCATAAGACTAAAGCAGGTCTTGATGCACTCAGGAACTATCGCAGGGAATATAACGAAAGACAGCAAGTGTTCTATGACAAGCCTTTACATGACTGGTCTAGCCATGCTTCAGATTCCTTTCGCTACCTTTCGATAAGTCTTGACCAAGACGAGACTTCATGGCAGTCAGATTTGCCCATTAACACAAAATGGATTGTATAATTGCGAAAATCCTAAGAGGAACGCATTATGATGGACGCTGGCAAAGTAAAAGGCATTATCGAGAATGAAATAGATAATGCTATCGGCTATCTGGACACAGAGACCACCGAAGATCGTAAGAGGGCATTAGAGTATTACTTACGCTATCCTTACGGTAATGAGCAAGAAGGTCGCTCGCAGATCGTAACTGGTGAGGTAGCTGAGGCTATCGATGGTGCATTACCCCAGTTAATGCGTGTATTTACGACTACCGAAGATATTGTCTATTTCGAGCCTAAGAGTCCGGGTGATGAGGAGTCAGCTAGACAGGCTACCGACTACTGTAATTGGGCTTTCTATCGTGATAATGATGGAATGCTCATTCTCCATAACTGGTTTAAAGATGCCCTGCTGCAAAAGGTGGGCGTAGTTAAATCATACTGGGATGAATCTACAGACGTAACTAAGGAAGAATACAAGAATCTGTCAGAGGATGAACTGGCTCTATTGCTATCGGATCAGACTCTAAAGGTTGTCAAGCAGGAAATAGAATATACGGAAATGTCGGACATGATGGGAAATGTTGTACAAGTCCCTAAGTTCGAGGTGTATGTCCAGCGTATCAAAGAATCAGGTCAGGTAAGGATTGAGAACGTACCTCCTGAAGAATTCCTTATCTCTAAGTCAGCCAAGACTATTGAAGATGCCAGCTTTGTAGCGCATCGTCGCTTGATGACTCGTTCAGAGTTGATCGCTATTGGCTACGATCAGGATGTAGTTGACGAATTGCCAACATATAACGATCTTGAGTTCAATGCAGAGCGTATTGCTCGATTCCCTAACGGTGAGCAGCCAGACCAGAATACAAGCCTAGACTTCTCTATGCAGATTTTAGAGGTCTATGAGTGCTATATCCGTATTGACGAAGATGATGACGGTATTGCTGAGTTGCGTCGTATTGTCTATTGTGGTTCTGAGATACTTGAGGACGAAGAAACTGACTATGTTCCATTCCACTCTATCTGCCCTATACCTGTACCGCATAAGTTCTTCGGTCAATCGCTGGCAGATCGGACGATGGATATTCAGTTACAGAAGTCCACGATAACTCGTCAGAGCTTGGATAATCTGTATCTAACTAACAACAATCGAGTAGGTGCTGTAGATGGTCAGGTCAACATGGATGACTTGCTCAATGCTACTCCCGGTGGTGTTATACGCTTAAAGAATCCTAATGCTCTGGTTCCGCTAACGGTTCAGAGTACATTCGGTCAAGCCATGCCGATGCTGGAATACTTGGATGCGGTTCAGGCTAAGAGAACAGGCGTTAGCGATTCACAGTCAGGACTTGATCCAGACGTATTGAATAATGTTACGGCTACTGCTGTGGCTGCAATGATGAAGTCTAATAGCGGCAAGCTAGAACTAATCGCTCGCATCTTCGCTGAAACAGGCGTAAAGAGTCTGTTTAAAGGCATCCTGCACTTATTGGGCAAGTATCAAGACAAGCCTCGTATCGTTCGTATGCGTGGTAAGTACGTTCAGTTTGATCCTAGAACATGGGCAAATGAGTACGATATTAGCGTTAATGTTGGTCTAGGCTCAGGTGACAGAGATCAGAAGCTGGCTATGTTGCAGATGGTTCTAGCGAAACAAGAGCAGATCATTCAGCAATATGGCGCGTCTAATCCTTTGGTATCTATCGGTCAATACCGCAATACTCTAGCAAAGTTCATTGAATCGGCAGGTTTCAAAGATGCTAACGAGTTTATGAATGAAATCACACCGGAACAGAATGCTGCTTTATCACAGCCACAGTCTCCTGCACCGGACGCACAGGCACAGGTTGCTGAGATGCTGGCTCAGGTTGAAAGAGAAAAGACTCAGGCTAAGGCTCAGATCGATGCGGCAAAACTTGACCTTGAAAAGCAAACGCTAGAGGCTGAATATACCCGCAAAGGTATAGAGATGCAGATGAAGAACCAGAAGGATAATGCTGAGTTGCGTATCAAAGAAGCTGAGTTAGCAGTTAAGCAATTGCAAGCTGTGCTGGCTTTAGACTTAGCTGACGAGGATACAAAGAATAAGCAGACTGAGCTAACACTTAAAGCATTACGTGAACTAGGCTCATTAACTAAAGGTATGGCGTGAAGAAATCAGATTGGGCTAACAACTTACTAAGAGACGATTACTTCATCGATATGATGGAAGAACTCAGAGGTATGGAGATAGCTAAGTTTTTGAATAGCGGCTACGGGGATATAGAGACACGCGAGGAAGCGTATCTACGTCTTAGAGTCTTAGAATCCATTGATAACTACATTCAAGGATTGGCAGATCAGAAGATCATTGATGAAAAAAAGTTAAAGATTTTGTAGTCCGAATCGTCCGGTTGGCGATATAATTAAGGAAACTAAATGAGCGATACTCAGAACACGACACCGCAAGGTAGTGGTGAGTTAACGGTAGAAGGTGCAGCTAACGCTTTCTTGAGCATGATGGATCGGGAAGATGGCTCCGACAAGGAACAACCAGAATCCGCTTCAGAAGCTAACGAAAGCGATGCCGAATCAGACGAATATGAGTCTGAGGTAGAACAAGATGATGACGGTGAGGAGCAAGAGCAGCCTACGTATCTGGTTAAAGCAGCCGGAGAAGAACGTGAGGTAACGCTTGATGAGCTTATCAAGTCTTATCAACTTGGCACGGATTACACCAAGAAATCGCAAGCAGTAGCTGAGGAGCGCAAAGCCGTAGAGGCAGAGCGTCAAGCTGTTCAGGAAGCCAAGCAAATGCGTGATACGTACGCGCAGAGACTTGAGATGATTGAGCAAATGCTACAGCCTCAGCAAGAGGAAAATCTCGAATACCTGAAAGAGACTGATCCTATTGGATACTCTGTAAAGGTTGCAGAGATGATTCAGAGAGATAAGCAACTAGCTGCTGTACAGGATGAACGTAGGCGAATCCAACAGCAACAGGAGCAGGATAGGCACGCACAGATGCAGCACGTAGTGGCTGAGGAAATGCAGAAATTGTCTAGCTTTATCCCTGAGTTCTCTGATCCGACTAAAGGTGAGGCTATCAGAAATGATATTCGCGCTTTTGGTAAGCAGATTGGATTCTCTGATAACGAATTAGCGGCTGTCTATGATAGTCGGGCTGTACTAACTCTTTATAAGGCGATGCAGTACGACAAGTTAGTCGCAAGTAAGCCAGCTATCACCAAGAAGGTGAACGAGGCTCCTAAAGCGATTAAGTCAGGCGTAAGCAAACCTAGAGATAGTAGTGCTGAAGAACTGAAGAAACTAAAGGCACGAGTTAAGTCTAGTGGCAGTCCACGAGATGCGGCAAGTGTATTTGAACGCTTTTTATAAAGGATTGAATCATGGCAATTTATAACGCCTACGACGCAATCGGTCAGCGCGAAGATTTGACCGACGTAATTTATGATATTTCGCCAACTACTACTCCATTCATGAGTTCTATTGGCAAGACTAAGGCAACGGCTGTTTACCACGAGTGGCAGACCGACTCCCTCGCAGCCGCTACTACAAATAACGCTGCTGTTGAAGGTGCTGATGCTTCTGACGCTACTTTGACACCTACAACTCGCTTGGGTAACTACACTCAGATTCTGCAAAAGACTATCAAAGTCTCTGGCACTCTGGACACAGTTAACAAAGCAGGTCGTAAGTCTGAGAAGGCATACCAGTTGGCTAAGGCTTCGCAAGAGCTAAAGCGTGACTTGGAAACTATTCTCTTGGCTAATCAAGGTCGTTCGGCTGGTTCGTCTAACTCGTCGGCTCGTAAGATGGGTTCGTTGCTGTCATGGATTAAGACTAACTCGTCAGTCCAGACTAACGGTGGTGATCCAACTACTATCGGCGTATCGACACGTACAGACGGTAACACACGTACGTTTACTGAGGCTCTGTTGAAGTCTGTAGTCGCTGAGGTATTCTCATCTGGCGGGACTCCTAAGATTCTGATGGTTGGTGCTACTGGTAAACAGAAAGTATCTAGCTTCACAGGTCTGTCGGCTTACCGTTATAACGTCAATGCTGGTGGTGGTGGTGCTGGCGTTGGTGCAGCAACTATCGTCGGTGCTGCTGACGTTTACTTGTCTGACTTCGGTTCAATGAGCGTTGTTCCTAATATCTTCATGCGTACACGCGATGCTCTGATCCTTGATCCTGAGTACGCTGCAATCGCTTATCTGCGTCCTTTCATGACTAACGAGCTTGCAAAAGCTGGTGATGCTGACAAGACTCAGATTTTGGTTGAGTGCACATTGGAAGTTAAGAACGAAGCTGCTCATGGCATAATAGCCGATCTTAACATGGCACTATAACGTAATTCAATATATAATCCTCCCTGTAGTTATCTATGGGGAGGATTTATGAAATGCTGTGTTGATGGTTGTGATGCTGATGTAAGAGTTAAAAATTTAAGCCTTTGTTATAAGCATTATGTAAGGTTTAAGACTCATGGAACAGTAAGCTTCAAGAAATGTGCAAGAGGTACTTTAGAAGAAAGATTCTGGAATTTTGTTGACAAGAAATCTCAAGATGAATGTTGGCATTGGAGTGGTCAGATTCTTTCAAATGGGTACGGGAGAATATCTTTAGGTTCTAAAAAAGATGGTAATGGATTAGCACATAGGATAAGTTGGAAACTGCATAATAAAAAAGATATACCTAATGGTATGTACGTTATGCATAAATGCGATAATCCTAGTTGTGTGAATCCTAATCACTTGTCTATTGGGACTCCTAAAGATAATACGCAGGATATGATTGCAAAAGGGAGAAAGAAAGTTGTTTCTCCAAAAGGCGAAGGTAATGGGAAATCATTATTAGATGCCGAAAAAGTACGATTAATTAGATCAAGCACACTTAACCATGCAGCACTTGGTAGGCAACTTGGAGTATCTCCTAACTGCATACGAGGTGTAAGAACTGGTAGAACTTGGTCACATATTGAGGATTTATGACCTATAGACAACAAATTGTTCATGCGGACGGTGATGGCGGCATTATCATCGAAACTAAACAGGATATTACTGAGATTCTTGAAAGTAATAAACAAATCCTAGAGGCAGATAAGGCAAGACGAGGACATCTTAACGATTTACATCATATAGCTCGAATTCCAGATACAGTCATTGATGACTTGAATAAAAAAGGAATTATGAGAGGTTTTGTAATCGTTGATGATGTAGCGTTTGCTCGATGGCTTAATGATTCCGAGAATGCGCAATATAAAGTTTATAGGGGTACTATCTAATGGGTATAACAGTTGGCGTATGCGTTCCAGCTAGAGACGAGGTTCATACAGGATTCGCATTTGACTTTGCGAAGATGGTAGGACGAGATAGTAAGTTTCGGTGTGGTTCAGGTGAGAACGGCTTAAAGTTATACACAATGGCTGGTACGTTGATATTCGATCAGCGTGAAAAGCTGGTTGAAGCTGCGTTAAAAGAGGGTTGTGACTACATTCTGTTCATTGATTCAGATATGCGGTTCCCTAGCGATACGATAGAGATATTGTTAAGCAGAGAAGTGCCGATTGTCGGAGTTAATGCAGTAACTAGACGCAAGCCTACGCTACCAACAGCATTAAATTTAGAGCTAGAAAAAGACGAAAATGGCAAGATTATTAGCCATGCTTGGCATAAAATAGACTCTAAAGGTAAAGAAGGTATTGAACCTTGTACGGCTGTAGGTGGTGGTGTAGTAATGATTCACAAAGATGTATTCGAGGCTACTAAAAAGCCGTGGTATGACGTAGGCTGGGGTTCTAAGGGCATTATTGGCGAAGATGTGCATTTCTGCGTCAAGGCTTTAGATAACGGATTCCAGACGTATGTAGATCACAGTCTGTCTATGCATATTGGTCACATTGGAACGTATGAATACCGATGGGATGATGTAGAAGATGGTGCTGTGGAGAGACACAACTCAGGGAAATAGTTATGACGGATTATAGTTCGTTAAAATCTACGATAGCGAGTTACTTAGGTCGTAGTGATCTGACATCACAGATACCGGACTTTATCCAACTGGCTGAAGAACGGCTCCGTAGAGACCTCAGAACACGCCAGATGCTCGTTGTAGCTCGTGCTACTACTACAGGTGGTGAATCAACTGTCGGCTTGCCTACGGACTTCCTAGAGATGCGTGACTTACATCTACGCACTACTCCAGCTTCTTCAGTTACGTACCTTTCACCTAATTCGTTTTATGCGATAGCTAGGACTACTGATTCAGGTAAGCCATTGAACTACACGATTCTGGCTTCAGAGATTCAGTTCGCTCCTATACCTGATGATGCCTACAGCGTTCAGATGCTGTATTACGCTAAGCCTCAGTATCTATCTGATACTAATATCGTTAACGTATTCCTAACTAATTATCCTGATGCTTTGCTGTATGCGGCATTGGGCGAAGCTGAACCCTATTTGATGAATGATGCACGACTTCAGACATGGGCTGCTTTGTATGATCGTAGCATTACAGCAATTTCTACTGCCGACCAAAATGGTGAATACGGCGGTCAACCAATGTCAATGTCTGTGAGGTAAATCATGGCTGAAATGTCAAATTATTTAGAAGCGGCTTTAATTAACGGCACTCTGCGTGGTACTACCTACACTGCGCCGACTACCACTTATTTAGCTTTATATACTAACGATCCGACTGATGCGGATACAGGAACCGAGATTACTGGTGGTTCTTATGTTCGTCAGGCGATCACATTTAGCTCACCTTCAGGTGGTGCGACTTCTAACAGTTCAGCGATTGAATTCCCACAAGCTACGGCTGATTGGGGAACAATTACTTATGTTGGTATTCGTGATGCGGTTACTAGCGGAAATCTTCTGTATCACACAGCATTAGATACCAGTAAGACTATTAGTAACGGTGATATATTTAAGATAACATCGACTAATCTATCAGTCACTTTAGCGTGAGGTAAATTATGTCAACAATTGTTACTCGTGCTGGCAAAGGTTCGGCACTTAGTTATACCGAAGTTGATAATAACTTCACTAATCTTAATACGGACAAATACCAGTCTGGTGGTGCGTTAGGTACTCCGGCATCAGCTACTCTGACTAATGCAACTGGTCTGCCTATTTCTACTGGTGTTAGCGGTCTAGGTACTAACGTAGCTACGGCTTTAGCGGTTAATATAGGTTCGTCTGGTGCTGCTGTGGTTAACGGTGGCGTATTGGGGACTCCTAGCTCAGGTACACTAACCAACTGTACGGTTGATGGCACTAACCCTATTGGCTACCGTGATCTACCGGCTGTAGGCACTAAGACAGGCTCTTATTCGCTTGCTGTAGGTGATGTAGGTAAGTATGTCCAAGTAGGCTCAGGTGGCTCTATAACGATTCCTGACGCTACATTTGCTGAAGGTGACATTATCGCTATTGCTAACAATACTAGCTCTGGTGTGACTATCACTTGCTCTATTACTACGGCTTATATCGCTGGAACTGATACGGATAAGTCTAGCGTTACTTTGGCTACTCGTGGCTTGGCAACGGTGGTATTTCTTAGCGGTACTGTTTGCATCATTTCAGGGAACGTGTCATGAGTGGAATTCTGGCGGCTCTTGCTGGCATTAAGACTGCTATAGCAACAGCAGTCGATGAATACTTTAATCGCACGACTCTACTGCTTAACACTAGCAGCACTAACGGAGCGCAGAACAATACGTTCTTAGACTCTAGCACTAACAACTTCACTATTACTAGAAATGGTAATACGACTCAGGGTACGTTTACGCCATTTAGTCAGACAGGGTGGAGTAACTATTTTTCAAGTTCATATATTGATGCCGGAACATCATTATTTAATTACACAACCGGAAATGCTTCTACAACAACATTTACCATTGAAGCATACGTATATTTAAATTCTTATCAAACAGCAACTAACGCATATCACCTTCCTTGTATTATTGGAAAAGGTGACGTTTATTTAAATCTTGGTATTAATGGCTCCGGTAATCTTATTTTTTATCATTACGATGGCTCTGTAAGAACAATTACTGGAACTGCCGTAATTCCTAAAAATACGTGGACTTATGTTGCTGTTCGCGTAACCGGAGGAACAGCGACTATTTATGTTGGCGGTACATCAGATGGGTCAGGTACTTGGTACGGAATTGCAACGGCTGGTCAAAACACAAGTTCTCTGATTGGTCGAGCATCTACAAATGCATCAGCATTATATTTTGATGGATATATTGCAAGTCTTCGCGTATCTACAACAGCAAGAACAATATCTGTTCCAACGTCTGCATACAGTAGTGATGCAAATACGGCTTTGCTTACTTGTCAGGCAAATAGATTTATAGACCAAAGCTCAAATGCATACACATTAACTCTGACAGGATCACCATCCGTCCAAGCCTTCAGCCCATTTGCTCCTACTGCTGCATACGATACTGCTGTAGTAGGTGGTAGTGGGTATTTTGATGGTAGTGGGGATTCTGTAGTTGCAGCTAGCAATGCTGCATTTGCATTAGGAACAGGTGATTTTTCTATAGAGTGCTGGATTTATTTTATAGGAACTGCTGCCGGAGGCGGAGTTTCTGGTGAGTTTTTTGGAAGCACAACTACTGGTGCTGCTGTTCTTCGCTATAAAACTGGTACTTTGGCAATGTGCAAAGCTGACACTTCTGATGACATATCAGCTAGTGTGACTTTAACTGTAAATCAGTGGTATCACATTTGCGCTACTAGAACTGGTACAACTGGAAGTCTATACGTAAATGGAACTAGAGTAGCTACTAATACTTCATATACGGTAAGTTATGGACAAGGAGATATGCAGGTAATCTCTGGAACCAATGGTTATTTATCAAGTTGCAGACTTATAAAAGGTTCAAATCCTTATGGGACAGGTACAACTTTAACTTTACCAACTGCGCCTGTTACGGCAATTACAAATACATCACTCCTACTCAACTACACCAACTCCGGCATCTACGACTCTACTGCTAAGAATGTATTAGAGACTGTAGGCAATGCACAGGTAAGCACGGCACAGGCGAAGTGGGGCACTACGTCGATGTATTTTGATGGTACTGGTGATAGTTTAAAAGGCAAACTTAACAACGCTATTGGTGGTGGTGACTATACGATAGAAGGCTGGTTGTACACAGGTGCATCAGGAGCGCGATATATTTTTGATATGCGCGAAACAAGTCAATATCTTGGTGCATTTACTGTAGGTACAACACTCTATGTAAATATTGGAACTACTCTTGATATATCTGCTACAACATCCTACCCACAAAATACATGGGTTCATTTTGCTATGGTTCGTTCTGGAAGCGCAACCAATAACACATCAGTATTTTTAGGTGGTTCTCGTATTACTCAGGTAACAGATACAACAAACTATTCTATTATTCCAACGCTTTATGTTGGAAATGATAATACTGGAGCGTATTCGTGGAGTGGATACATTGATGACTTTAGAATAACCAAAGGCTATGCGCGTTATTCTGGCTCTACATACACAGTTCCTGCCGCAGCCTTCCCTCTCCAATAGGTGACTTATGCTTTACTCTAAAAACGGTTCTATACCTAAGCCTGAGACGGACGGCACAGATGGATGGATTGAAGTTCCTGACCAACCTGAATGTCCTGCTGGCAAAGAGGTAGTGTGGTGGTATCCACCGGGTTGGGTTATTCGTGATCCTAAGCCAGAAGGCAATTGGTCATGGTCGCAATCGCAAGAGCAATGGGTTGAGTACACGGTGCAAGAGATAACTACAGTTGAGGTATCTGTCTTAGAATCTGCGCAGGTTAATGCAATTAGTTCGTCTGATTTTGGGGCGTTAACGTCAGAGCAAATTAGTGGATTGTAATGGCTAACAATTATGTCGATTTTGATTATTGGCTTCAGGGCTATGGTGAAGATGACCTAAGCTCTCCTGACCTATACGTTACGGCTGGCTATTGGGATTCTGGCTATGCTGAGAACGAAGGTATTTCAGCCTCAGTTATCGGTACTGCTACGGTATCTGCATCAGGATTAGCGATATATGGCGGTATAGCAAGCATTACAGGTACGGCTACTGTAACGGCTGTAGGTGACGCTTCTCCTGCGGTACGAGCTAGTGTTACTGGTGTTGCTACGGTAACGGCTAACGGTACGTTTGTGACTGTCGGTGCTGCTTCTATTAATGGTATAGCTACAGTTACGGCAAATGGCAGTTCTATATTTGCTAGTTCTGCTGCTGTAACAGGTAACGCTACTGTGGGTGCTATTGGTGACGTTATTGGTTATCAATGGACTGCGGTAACTCCTGAATCAACTACTTGGTCAAGACAGTAATGGCAAAACAAAAAGTTATTTTCGGTGAGTGGTTGCCAGATCAGCCTAGCGTTACTGGTGCGGTAATGGATGCCTATAATTGTTATCCAGTTACTAACGGTTATGCTCCATTACGTGCTGCGGTAGATTACTCTCAAGATGCAGGTCAGAATTTACTTATTACGTTTGCAGGTAAATTCTCAGGTGCATCTACGTTATTTGCTGCTGGTGCTACTCAGATTTATAAGTTTGACTCTAGCGATGCTAGTTTAGATGCGCTAACGACTACAGGTTATACGGCTGTTGAGGCATGGGATTCTACTCAGTTTGGTTCTAAGATGATCTTAGCTAACGGTGCTGACAAGTTACAGGCTTATGATCTAGGTTCATCGACGTATTTTGCTGATTTATCTGCTGATGCTCCTACGGCTAAGTATGTAACGGTAGTTCGTGACTTTGTTGTGGCTGCTAACGTAGGTGGTGAGGAAAATAAGGTCTATTGGTCGGATATTAATGACGAGACTGACTGGACTGCTGGTGCTGCTTCTCAAGCTGACTCACAAATAGTACCTGATGGCGGTGATATTACTGGTATTGCGGGTGGTGAATACGGTCTAATCTTCTTAGAACGTGCTATTTATCGCATGACGTACTCAGGAAGTCCGTATTTTTTCCAGTTTGATGCTATTTCTAGGACTTTAGGCTGTATGTCTAACGGTTCTATCACTCAATTTGGCGGCTTAACGTACTTTTTATCTGATGATGGCTTCTATGTCTGCGATGGCAAGTCCGTTAAGAACATTGGACTAGAAAAGGTTAATCGTTGGTTCTTTAATAACGTCAGTTTGAGCGAAGTTCAGACTGGTATGAGCGCAACGATTGATCCGGTAAAGAAATTAGTCATCTGGAACTTTAAGAATAACTTCGGTAAGCGATTCTTGCTGTACTACTCCATTGATTTGAACAAGTGGAGCTATGGTTTAACGGATACGAACTATCTAGCGTATGGTCTGACACCTAGTGCCACACTTGAGCAGATAGATAACTACAACAATAACCTAGATACCTTAGATATTCCGTTAGATTCACGCACTTGGGCTGGTGGTCAGCTTATATTCGTTGGTGTTAGGAACCAGAAGATCGTGGTTTTCTCTGGTGCATACTTATCTGCTTACGTTACATCTGGAGATATAGATATTGGACGTTCTATTATTACATTGGCAAAACCTATTGTTGATAATGGAACAGCATCAGTCGCAGTTGCTAGTAGAAAACTATTGTCAGATAGCGTCGAATTCGGAACGACAGCGACACCAGACTCAGATAACCGAGTGCCATTGAGAGCTAACGGTAATTACCATCGTATCAAGGTATCTCCGACTAATGCCAACTGGGAAACTATTGTCGGTTGTGAAATTGAAATAACTACGCAGGGTAATCGATGACTAGATCAGTACAGTTTCGTACTCTACCTGTATTCGGTGCTGATGAACGTCAAGTAGCTGAGGTTGTCCGTGGAATCATGGACGGTAAGACGAACAATACTGGAACGATTACTTTAGCGACTGGTAATGCCACAACGACAACGCTGTATGACGGTCGTATAGGCAATGAGAGCTTAATATTCTTTGTCCCTGTATCTGATGCTGCTGAGGCTGACGCAGCTCCGTATGGAGCGTTTCAGGACACTACAGATCAATCGGCTGCGAATACTACTACGGCTTACGCTGTTACATTTAATACAACAGATTATTCTAGTGGCGTATATCTTTCTAATAGTTCGCGTATTAATGTCAGGAATTATGGAATTTACAATATTCAGTTTTCCATACAGTTCAAGAATACGACAAATGATACTCAAGACGTAGATGTTTGGTTTAGAAAGAACGGTACGAATATAGCAGGATCAAATAGTCGGTTTGGTATGCCACCAAGAAAAAGCTCAGGTGATCCATCTCATACTATTGCTGCTTTAAACTTCTTTTTTGAGCTTCAGGCGAATGATTACATTGAAATAATGTGGCGTCCTTCTGATACAGGTGTGGTTCTTGAGCATTATGCAACAAGTTCTAGCCCAGATAGACCGTCTGTTCCTAGTGCTATTGTTACCGTAAATTATGTGGCTCCATCAGCTACAAGTAATGTATATATTTCTAGCAAACAACAAGGACAAGCTACTATAGCTCATTGGGCTAATAGTACGGCAGATAAAACATATGGTTACATTGTGGTGGGTTAATGGAGTATAGATATATTGCTCCGCAGGAATTACGTAATTGGTGGGCTAGTGTAAGAACTGGCTTAGAGAAAATTAAAAGCAGGAGTCCGGAAAACTGGATTATTGAAGATGTATATACAGACTGTTTCAATCAAAAGAGTCTGTTATTTGTACTGATAGAGAACAACCACTACGCTGGCTTCTTTGTCCTACAGCCACAGGGCGAAACAATGCATCTATGGGCTGCTTATTCGTTAGAAAATAGTTATGATGTTGTCGAAAATGCCTTAAAATATATAAAGGGCATGGCGGCAGAAGCTAAAGTCAAATATATAACATTTTCTAGCCATAGGCGCGGTTGGGCTAAAAGGGCGGCTGATTACGGATTCCGTCCAAAACAATGGATTTGTGAGGTGTAATATGGGTGGTGGCGGCGGACAACAGAGTAGTACATCAACAACGAGTATTGATCCAGCGATCAAGCCGTATGTTACTTATGGACTTGAGGAGGCTAAACGTCTCTATGAGTCTCAATCACCTACCTTCTTCCCCGGTCAGACATATGTCAGTCCATCGGAGCAGACTCAGCAAGCCTTACAAATGGCTCAGGAACGTGCTCTGGCAGGTTCTCCGCTAACAGGTGCTGCACAGGCTGAAACATTAGCTACGATTCAAGGACGAGGCGTTAATCCATTCCTAGCGGGTGCTTTACAAGGAACGAATCGTTTAGCTGGCGAAGAATTCACTAGAAACATACAGAATCTACAATCAGATGCTGCATCTAGAGGTCGTTACGGCTCTGCTGCTCAAGGTCAACTAACAGGTCAGGCTCAAGACATCTTTGCTAGAAACTTGGTTGAAGCTGGTAATAGATTGGCTTTCCAAGCTTCTGAGGCTGAACGTCAACGTCAAATGAACGCTGTTGGTGCTGCTCCTGCAATGGCACAAGCTGACTATGCTGATATTAGTCAATTAGCAAAATTAGGTCAGATTACAGAAGGTTATAAAGCAGCCGAATTGCAAGATGCTATGAATCGCTTTAACTTCCAGCAGAACTTGCCACAAATGAAATTGCAGCAATACGCTAATTTGTACTCGACTGCTCCTCAAGGTAGCACTACGACACAAACAGCGACACCGACAGGGGGTAAATAATGGGTGAGCCAGTTACTACAGGAATGATGATTGGTGCTGCTTTAGGTGGTGGTACTGCTGCGATTAAAGGCGGTAATCCGCTGCAAGGCGCATTAATGGGTGGGATTACAGGTGCTGCTGGTGGTGCTTTTACTGGTGGCGCTATGGGTGCTGCTGGTGCTCCTGCTAGTGGAATTATGGGTACTGGTGCTGGATTTGCTGGCAATCAGCTTGCTGCGGCTCCTACTCTTACGCAACAGATTGGCGGTGGATTAACAGGCGTTAAAGATATGTTTAGCGGTGCTAATACATATTTAAACCAGAATCCATTTACTGCACAAGCAGGTATGAGTCTAGCTAAGAGTGCGTTTGAGCCTGAGCAGCCTATGCAAATGGCTTCTGCTGGACAAGTTAATAGAGGTCAGGTTCAGCCAATGGATTACATGAGCCTATTAAATCCACAGCAACAATCGGTAATTATGCCGCAACCAATTTCTTTGCTATAGGTGAAATATGGCTGATACTATTTTTGGAATGCCATTAGATCAAGCACAAAGTAAATATGGCAATGCGTCAAGTTTTAGTTTGTCTGATCTTGTGCCTAACATCTATGGCGGTGTTGCTTCTGGCTATGAAGGTATTTTAGGTAATCAACAAGCGCAACAAATAGGACAACGAGCAAACATTGGTGGATTGCTTGGTGCTGCTGCTGCATTAGCTCAGGGTATGAGCAAACAAGGTCCTAGACGATCTGCTCTGCAAAATGTATTAGGCGCTTTAGGTGCTGGTTACGGTGTTGCTGGTAATGTTGCTCAACAAGGATTACAGAACTTTGCTCTACAACAGCAAGCAATTAATCAGCAATTACAGCGTGCAAAAACATTGCGTGATTTACAAAGAGAAGAGGCAGCTATTGGTTCTATAGATGAGCTAATAAAAGCTGATCCTTCTATTGATCCTGCCATGAGAGCTTATCTTTTAAATAATAAAGATAAAGCACTTGAAATGTATGTTAAGCGTAAAGGTATGCAGCAATTCTTGGCGCGTGAAACTCAACCTGCTCAAGTTTCTCAAGATGCTATATCTCCTGATATGGTTGCTTATCGCGATAAGTTGGCTGCGTATAACGAACAAATGGCTCCTTATACTACTAGCGGTGGAGAGACTATAGTCATACCACAAGCAGCTCCAGTACGTGAGCCAACAGGTCAATTAGCCCCCGGAACGGTTGAAACAGCTCCAGTACCTGAGCCGTTTACTAATAAGTTTGGGGTATTGCCTACGGCTCCTGCGGCTCCTGCTCCTGCTGCTCCTAAACAAGTTTCTGCTGGTCACCCTTTAGATGCTCAAATTAGAGACGCTGATTTGTTAGTAAAATATTATCAAGGTGAAGGTAATGATTCAGAGCAGGCTACTAAATATCAAACAATTGCTAAAAACTTAAAAGATAGCAAAAAACAAGATGTTATTTCATCTAATGTAAGTAAATCGCTTGGCGGTATAAATCCTGCATTACAGCCATTAGCAGATGCATTGATTGCCAATGCTAAAGAAATGTCTGCGTCTGAGATTCAATCTTCAATAATGGATATTCGCAAGAAAAACGCTGATTTTAAGGTTGCTACAGAAAAAGAGCTTCGCAACGAGTTTAATTCTTTACCGGCAATTAAAGAGTTTTCTACCGTTGAGACTTCACATAGGCAAATTAATGCAGCACTTTCTAATCCTTCTGCTGCTAATGATCTAGCTGCTGCGACTAAATTTATGAAGTTGCTTGATCCGGGTTCTGTTGTTCGTGAGTCTGAATTGGGTATGGCGATGCGTGCTACTGGAGCATTTGAAGTCGTACAAAACTATTTCCAAAAACTGCAAAATGGTCAAGTTCTTAATCCTGCTCAACGTGCCGACTTTAAGAAATCTGCTGAACTAATGTTTAAGCAAGCATCTATAGCTAAGGATGATCTTTCTAATAAGTATAAAAATCTTGCAAATTCTTATAATGTTGATCCTAACAATGTTGTTCTTTCTGGGTTATCTTCAAATAAAAATCAAGAGCCTAAGCAACCAATTCCTCAAAAGAATAAAGATGGTTGGCGATTAAGCGTTGATAAAGATGGTAATCGTGCTTATGTAAGTCCTGATGGACTGCAATTTGAGGAGGCTAAATAATGCCATTCGATCTTGCTTCTGCTCGTCCTGTTGGGCAAAAAGAAAACTTAAGTGCTAAAGATGTTGTTTCTGAGGCAATTAAAAATTTCCCATCGTCGTTTAAAAATATAGTTACTGGTACTTATGAGGCTGTTACTAGCCCATTGCAGACTGGTAAAGCAATGCTAGATATTGGCGCTGGTGGACTGCAAAATATCTTGCCTGAAAGCATAGTACAAGCTATTGGCGAGGATAAAGCATCGCGTGATGTAGCTAACCAAGTAGGGCAGATGTATGTACAGCGTTATGGCGGTATAGAACAGGCTAAACGCACTATTGCTAATGACCCTGCTGGTTTTATGTCTGATTTATCTGCTGTATTAACTACTGGTGGTGGCGTAGTTCCACAACTAGGTAAAGCAGCTTCATTTGTTGACCCATTATCGTTAGCTGCTAAAACTGTTGGCACTGTTGGTAAAGCTGCTGCTCCTATACTTGGAATGACTACTGGTGCAGGTTCCGAGGCTATTAGACAGGCTTACGGTGCTGGGAAGGCTGGCGGCACTGCTGCTGAACAATTCAGAGGCAATATTAGCGGTACTGCTCCAATGACTGATGTATTAGATATGGCTAAACAAAATCTAGCCAATATGAACGAAGCAAAACAGGCTCAGTATCGATCAGGAATGGTTGATATTAAGAATGATAAATCTGTTCTTGATTTTAGTGGTATTGATACAGCAGTTTCTAATGCCAAAGCAAGAACACAATTTAAAGGTGTTGTTACAAAAAAACAAGCAGCCGAAAAAATGGATGAGGTAAAAAAACTTGTTAATGATTGGAAAGCATTAGACCCTGTTGAATATCATACTCCAGAAGGTCTTGATGCATTAAAACAGCAAGTTGGCAATGTTCTTGAAACCATTCCTTACGAGCAAAAAAACGCTAGAGCATCTGTGAAAGTTGTTTATGACTCAATTAAAAATGAGATAAATAAACAGGCTCCTACTTACGCTAATGTAATGAAAGAATATTCGACTACATCTGAGTTAGTTCGTGAGATTGAAGGTGCTTTAAGTCTTGGTCAAAAATCACGTGCTGATACTGCTATTCGTAAATTACAATCTTTGATGCGTAAGAATGTAAATACTAATTTTGGTCAACGTGTACAACTTGGCAAAGAACTTAGTAAATACGGTGAAGATATATTTCCTGCATTAGCTGGTCAATCTCTTGCTGAATTAACTCCAATGGGATTACAAAGAGCAACTAGCTTACCTACTGCTCTTGGTGCTTTCTCTGCTGGTGGTGGTGCATCTGGAATAGGTATTCCATTGGCTGCTGCTTCATTACTTTCATCATCTCCTCGTTTAATGGGTGAGGCAGCTTACGGTGCTGGATTAATTGGTCGTGGTGTAGGTGCTGCTAAAAATGCAATGCCATTAGCTTTTGATCCTAGAGCATATAACCTGATGTATCAATCTGGTCGTGTTAAAGGACAATAATCATGGCAAAGAACAAAGTTAGTGAATGGTCAGCCACAGCGTCGAATAATACCGACATTTCTGGAATTAATATTTCGGAAGGGTGTGCCCCAAGCGGAATTAATAACGCTATTCGGGAAATTATGGCACAAGTCAAGGATATGCAAGCCGGTACTGACGGAGATAACTTTGTCGTAGGCGGTGCATTTACCTGTACTGGTGCTGCTGTATTTAGTTCTACTGTAGCGTTAGGCGCATCAGCTACGGCTACGACACAATCAGCAAATGACAATAGCACTAAGGTAGCTACGACTGCTTACGTTGCTAACAATGCTATTCCTAGTGGTGGCATCATTATCTGGTCTGGTTCTTCTGCATCTATACCTAGTGGCTGGTATTTGTGTAATGGCTCTAACTCTACTCCTGATCTGCGTGATCGTTTCGTAGTAGGTGCAGGTTCTACGTATGCAGTAGGTAATACTGGCGGCTCTAAAGATGCTATTACCGTTAGCCATACTCACTCGGTAACTGACCCCGGTCACGCGCATAAATTACTCAGTTCAGGGCGCGGTATGATTTCGGGTGGTAGTAATACAGCATTTTTTGACACATATAAAACCACATCAAACCTGACATTCCAAAATCTTACTTCTGGAAGTGCTGAAACCAATGCTGGTTCTGAGTCAAATACAACTGGAATATCTATTCAATCAACTGGTGATTCTGGTACTAACGCTAACTTGCCTCCGTACTACGCTCTTTGCTACATCATGAAAGCCTAATCATGGAAAAAATACAATTGACCGATGAGCAGATTGACCATATAGCCGAACGTGCTGCTGAAGTAGCGTTTAAACGTATCTACGAAGAAGTAGGCCGGTCTGTCGTTAAGAAGATATTCTGGATTGTTGGCGCTGGTGCTTTGGGTTTAATGTTCTGGATGGCTGGTAACGGCACACTACCTAAATGATGTGGACCCACTTACATTACTAGCGTTAGCTAATGCTGCTGTAGCGGCTGTAAAGAAAGGCTGTCAGCTATACAAAGACATTAAGAATGCAGCAGGTGATGTAAAAGAAGTATTAGACGATCTAAAGGTTCAGTTTCATAAGATACCGAATCCTACTCCAGCACAGAAGATTCAATATAACGAGGAAGTAGCTAGGGTTCAGGAGATAGCTAAATCTGATCCTAACGATGTGTTTACAGAGATTGGTAACCAGTTAGGTGCGTTATTAGATGCACAGGATCAGTTAGGCAAGGCTTTACTCGCAGAAGAACTAGCGAATACGGCTGTCTATAAAGGTGATGAATCGTTAGGTCGCAGAGCATTGCGTAAGATCATTATTGAGGCTCGATTAGATTCAATGATGTCAGAGCTACGTGAGACGATGGTCTATCAGGCTCCGAAAGAGCTAGGCTCATTGTGGTCTAAGTATGAAAAGACAGTTGAGCGCATTAATAAGCAGCAAGAACTAGCAAGAACAGAAGAACTTAGGATTGCTCAAATCGCAGCAACTAAACGCAGAAGAATGGTTAGAAAGTTTAGGGAAAATGTTACATGGTTTGGCGCGGTTCTGTTCGTGACACTATGGCTAATCAGCGTCCTAATAATGATAAAGACGAGCAAGACAGCATCCCATGGGTTTTACTGATCTGTTTGCTTGCGATGGTTCTAACGCTTGCTATTGCATTGCCATTAGTAGGCTTAGCCATTATGGATGCCAATAATGCGACTAATGCTGCAATCATTGAAATCGACCGTATGAGAAGAATACGTAACCTAATGTTGCGTGAATTAGAGGAAAAAAATGCTAACTCTGAGCCAACTCAAACAACTCCTACCCAAGAATCCCTACGTTGAACATTGGCATCATGCGCTAGAGCAGTTATTCCCTGACTACGATATTAATACGCCTAAGCGTATGGCTGCGTTTATTGCTCAATGTGCTCATGAGTCTGGTGGCTTTATGATTCTTAAAGAGAATCTAAACTATAAAGCTGCGACTCTACGTAAGATATTCCCTAAGTATTTCCCTAACGATCAGATAGCTCAGGAGTACGCTTCTAAGCCTAATAAGCAGGTTGCTATAGCGTCTAGGGTTTACGCTAACCGTATGGGTAACGGTGATGAGGCTAGTCAAGAGGGCTGGAAATTTTGCGGACGAGGATTGATTCAGCTAACTGGTCGCTCAAATTATCAAGCATTTGCAGACTCACTAGAGATGAGCATTGACGATGTGCCTGAGTATCTAGCCACGTTTGAAGGTGCTGCTCAATCTGCTTGCTGGTTTTGGGAGACGAATAAACTCAATCAATGGGCTGATTCTGGTGACATTCTGACATTAACGAAACGCATTAACGGAGGCACAATTGGACTCGAAGATCGTAAGAAACATTATGACCATGCTCTCCATGTGCTTGGTGCTTAGTGCTTGTCAGGATCGCTTCAGATACCCTTGCCAAGACCCTGCTAATTGGGAAATTCCAGATTGTAAGCCTCCTATATGTACGGCTACGCAAACCTGTCCTGATGATGTAACTAAACCTGAGAAGGTGAAATAATGGAAGAAAACCTTAATGCGTGGCTAAAATTCATTATAGGACTATGCTTTTGCATAATTTTGATAATGATGTCATCGCTCTCTATGTATAGCGTTGTATTTGTACAACAGCCGATGTCAGGTATGGCTCCTGCTGATAAGCAGTTCTTCCTATTACTGTCTGACATGAGTAAGTACATTCTTGGTGCTTTGGCTACGTTGATCGCCGTAAAGGGTAAGGATGCATTGCCTCAGTTTGTACCGCCTCCTTCAAGCATAGAGAAACAGGCTGCTGAACCACCTAAGCCTATAGTTACAACGACTACGACTGTAGTACGTCAAGAGCCTACGTTAGAGCCAGTATCTACTGCTCCTGTCGTATCAATCGGATTTGGCGGTAAACCTGCTCCACCTGCTGCACCACAACCGGAGATTTAAATGAAATCATTGATTGCACTTATTGCGTTTATTCCACTTATTGCGTTTGCTGGTGGTGAGATGAAGAAAGTCTGCCACGATGAAAAGGGCAAGCAAGTCTGCAAAACGATTAAGGTTCATAAGAAATTAGAAGGCACTAAGGTTCCGACTAAATGAACCCCTACTTCATAGCTGGATCAGTCTTAGCGGTAGTCTTTGCTTATGGTGCAGGTCATTGGCAAGGTGATGAGGCTGGTCAAGCTAAAGTTCAGGCTAAATGGGATAAAGAGAAGGCTAAATTAGCTGAGGAATACGCTGCTAATGTCGCTTTAATGCGGGAAAAAGAACAGGTAATGCAAGGTAATGCAGACAAGCTACGAGAGGATAAGAACCGTGAACTTAGAGAAGCTAATGCTCGTAATACCGCTTTGCTTAACAGCTTGCAGCACCGTTCAAACCGCCCAGAGAGTAGTGGAGTGTCCACGACTGCCAGCAATGGAAAAGATGGCTGTACCGGAAAAGAGCTTTACCGAGAGGATGGGGCTGTTCTTATCGGGATCGCTAGAGAAGCAGACGAACTCAGAGCCAGTCTCAAACAATGTTACGCCCAATACGAAGCAGCCAGAGTAGGGAGTAAATAATGCGTATTCTTTCGATAATTATATTGTCATTTATGTCATTTATGATATATGCTGCAACACTTGATGATGATGGCAATTTAGTATTAAGTCGTGAGGAAGTTCAGCAGACTATATCTAGCTGGAATTTCATTAACGAGGAAATGATTAACAAGAATCTGAGAATCCAGCATCTTGAAAAAGAACTTGAATACGTTAAAGCGACCAAATGTCTGTAAAGATTCCTAAAGATTGTATGCCAGCGTGCGTTTCGTGCGCTTTTTTTTCGTGTGAACCTAAGGAAGATTTAGGTTACTGCTATCGATACCCACCCACACTAATTGAAATTGAAGGTAATTACGAGAGTTGCTATCCGGTGACTGAGCGTACTGACTGGTGTGGCGAATTTACTCGTAAGGTGAACTAATGCGAACGACTGATGATGAGTTTATTGCTATCTGGAATAAGTACCACTCAGCAAAAAGAGTCGCAGAAGTATTAGATATAGATGTCCGTAACGTTCATTCAAGACGTAAAGCAATTCAAGAAAGATATAGCATTACATTAGTCGCATCAGATGTTCGTAGTCCTACCTTTAACGTAACAATGCCCGGCAATGGCATTAGGGCTAAAGTAGAAATAGATGACGGTGTAATTATGGTGGCATCAGATTGTCACTATTATCCGGGAATTATATCAACGGCTCATAAGGCTTTCGTTAAGTTAATACCTGAATTAAAGCCGAAAATGATCGTTATGAATGGAGACGTTTTTGACGGTGCATCTGTATCTCGTCACGATCCTATTGGCTGGCAATCATTACCTAGCGTAAAACAGGAGCTAGAAGCCTGTACAGACCGTCTAAATGAGATTGAGAGCGCATCTAAGAGTGCCAAGCTACATTGGACATGGGGCAACCACGATATGCGATTTAACACTCGTTTATCGTCCCAAGTTGGGACTGCATTTCAAGGTGTGCATGGAATGAACTTAACGGATCACTTTCCTCGATGGAAGTTCTCTACGTCAATAATGGTGAACGATCATACGATGATTAAGCATCGTTATCATAATGGCATCCATGCGGTATATAACAATACGTTGAAATCAGGTACGTCTATCGTTACAGGTCATTTACACAGCTTAAAGGTAACTCCGTGGACTGACTACAACGGAAGTAGATACGGCGTAGATACTGGAACAATGGCTAACTTAGATGATCCTGCGTTTGAGTATGCGGAGGATAACCCTAAGAACTGGCGATCAGGTTTTGCTGTTCTAACCTTTTGGGAAGGAAAGCTCATGCCACCAGAACTATGTGAGGTTATCTCCGAGGGTCTAGTTTACTTCAGAGGTCAAGTGATTGAGGTTCCTTGACGAAAATGCCTCCTGCGTTCATGTGACCTTTACGATCTTTAATCTCGTTATACGCAGATGCTAGGCAATGGGTGAGATCGACGTTTTCAAGAGCAGCAACATTGATAAGACATACAAGAACGTCACCAAGTCCATCAATAATATCTGCGCGATTTCTGTTGATAAGAGCTGTGTGTAACTCATGCATTTCCTCCTGAGCTTTACGATATTGAGCTACTGAGGTGCTATTCGGAATAATTCCACGTTCTTCACTCCACCGAATAACGTCCATTTCTATTTGATTCCAACTCAATTTACTCTCCTTTTAAGTAATGCATCATTTCAGCGTTTAACTTAGCTTGCGCCCATTTAGTAGGACCAGATAATTGCATTAACGCTAGTGCAAACTGAACAAAATTGTTAAGTTTCTCTAGTTCTAGTTCATCTACTTCACCCTTACGAATACCGTCAATGACGTTAGTAATCCCTATACGATTACCGTCTATAACGGCTTGCCAGTCGTAATCAATGTGTTTCTTAGGCATTTTTTTCTCGTATTTTGGCTTCTATAGCTCGTTCATATCCCCATAATGTTTCTTCGATGATTGAATATCCATCATTGAATTCAGCCCATATATCGTCAATTTCATCATCAGTCAGCCCTTGCCATTCGCGCTGCTTAGGTGTACACGTATGTATCTCTGCTGGATTAACCTCACCACAACGCTCACAAGACTCAGTATAGTTAGGCTTACCACCTGAATATGTCTTAACCCACGGTTCAGTCATACTGCTCTCCGATATAGTTTTTCCATAATAGTTTTCACATCAGCAACTTTGCCAGACCGATTCATATAAATGCTTTCAGTCTTATGTTCATGGCATGGTTTACATATCCATCGACCGCTAGTCTTAGTCTTACGAAATATGCCACCGTCCATATCTCTTATAGATTGGCAATTGGTACAGAAACGTGTTGTCATTTACATATCCTAGTTTTAGCTTCTTTTATATTTGTTTGCATTAACCATGAGGTACATTGAACGTCAGAAGGCTTATAGGACGATCTAGAACCGTCTCTGTAGCCTTTTCTATAGGCTTCCTGAGCTTTGGTAGTGGCTATGCTAGAAAACAGCCATATAGCCCCTAAAAACGCTATTACGTACGTTAACACTTTCATAACAATGCTCTGATGTCTGCTACTGGCATACCTAAACACTCATGGATTCTTAGAATCATGTCTGCTGATACGTTGACTCGACCACTCCTAATCTTGCTTATCGTAGGTGGTGGTACGTCTAAAGTACGGCTAAGTTCTGCATCATTCTTAATGCTGTAACGCTCTTTAACGGTGTCTAACAATTTCATCATTACTCCAGAATAAAAAGACAGGGGTCGAAACCCCTGTTAAAGCCACGGAGGAGTGTGGCTGCGAGATCAAACCTTATTATTTACTTTGCTGACATATTGAACTTTATATTCACCGTATTCTGATGGATGCAAGTTTTTAGGCTCATCAAAAAATATGCGATTACGCAATGCAGGATCATCGTCGTAAAAGAACTTACTAGGACTCTGGCGTTTGATTAATTCTATTACTTCATTAATCCGCTTTGAACGATCATCTTCATTAGATTTTGCAGCCTCACGAAGCATCATTGTCTGCAATGGAGTTAATATATTTGCTATCATAGTTTTCTCTCAAAAAGGGATAGATTGGTCAAAATCATCAGGTTCAGCCGATTTAGCTTGTTTGGCTGTTGGTTTAGCGTCACCTTTAGGGCGTACCGATAGACTAAAGAACTTCTTACCGTCCTTCTTAGACTCTTTAAGCCAGCCTGATAGCCAGTAATCAGAGCCAGCTACGTTAACACTGCCTGAGTAGTCTGGATGATTCTCAGATGTCTTATTTTCATTACGGTACAACACACCACGATCAGTATTATCGTATTCCATATTTATTTCCCTGTTGAAAATTTCTTAATTGCACTACGCTCTTTACTATCTAACCTACTCCAAAATGCTGTCTTAGAGTCTGCATCTAGTTCTTGAAGATTAATATACTCAATAGCTCCTGCTACATCGTTTTTCTGCAATAGCATACGAACATCAGCAGCAATATCCTCGATTAGTTCCTGAGTCTTTGCGTCCATGCTATCAAATACATCATGAGTAATCGGCTTGGCTGACTTAGGCTCGTCTTTCTTGATCGTAGCGTCCACAGCATCGTGTTCTGTAATCTCTAACGCATTGAGAAACAAGTATCGACGTAGATACGTATGCATTGAACCTAGAGCCTGTATGGGAGGTGCTTTACCACTAGCTGCATCAGCAATAGGGCTACGGAATAGGATTACTCCACCAAACTCTGAATCATAAATTCGTAAGGTAGCTTCATCACCCCAAATCGTAAATACTGAGCATAGACCTAGACTGTCAAAGATTGTATTAATTGACGGTAGAAAGTCTGCAAGTTCAAAATATTTGAATCCTGCGAATGAGTTAAACCCTGACTTTTTTAATGGTAGTTCTTGTAGTAGAACTCTGGCTTTTTGTAGTTTGCTGTAAACGTGCCATTGCTGTTGCTCGTGCTGCTCTTGTAATTGATAGTCGTTATTCATAGTAGCTTTCTATTTATCTGAATTTTTTATACTGAACAATATTGGTAGGTTGTGTTTTCTCAATAGTTGATATTTTCTGAGTCTGTTTTTGCTCCTTTCTAAATTTAGCAAAAGTTTTCCTAATGTCCGTCTTAGCAGCCGTAACGTAGTCCTTTTTATACAAAATGTTCTTTTCATCGGTCATATTGATCCTGCAATAATATATAGAAGAAACATTATTACACCACAAATTATTGGGTGACGAGCAAAGAAATCGTTAGTGTTGAGCAATTTATTCATAGTTATCATTCGATTCTAAAATATTAACAAGTTCGTGAATTTCTCTAGGAGCTACTAGCAAGGCTTCATACGCTATATCTAGTATTTCTTGCTCCTGAGTAGTTCGTGGCTTCTTGTCTAAGTTGTCAGCTAATAGCCTTAGCGCATAAACAATTTCTGCAACTTCCCAATTGTGCATCTCTGTTTTCATATTCTTGTACCTTTGCTAGTGCATTATTAAGTTCAATTGACATTTGGAATATTTGATATGGAGTCATTTCTGCATACATATCAAGCATATCTAAATATTCTCGTTCGTATCGTTGCTCTAAAGTTTCATCAAAATTAGTAGGCATTGCATTTCCCCAATTGTTCAGCCTTTGCGCGGTTTTCTGCTGCACGAGCTTCTGAATATGCGTAATCGTTAGAAAGCGTATTAAAGCCTTGATAGTATGTCCACTCACCATCTTTTAAAACTTCTACAACTAGATCGTATGTTTCGGTGAATGGGCTACCTTTAGTAACTGTGCGAACTGTTGCTGATTTATTTGTATTCATAGTATTCTCCTAGTAGGTTAATAATGTGTTGCAGCGAAGAAAATATACCGCAGCACAATATTGAATGTCAACAACTTTAGAAATTATTTTATGTACGTACCACGAGTAGGTAGCCGAAGGGCTGAATTTATCGATATTGTTAACAATTCCGGCGGTATTACTGTCAAAACTATAATACAAAAATACGGAATGATGGGTTTCGCTAACGAGTGGGATATGACCACAGAGCTTAGGAAATTAGTCAGATATAAGTGCTTTAAGCAGGAAGGTGATGTATTCTTTCCATCTTATAAAGATAAGCCTAATCCAGTTGATGAGAAGCAGTTAGTCCCATCACGGGAGCCGATACCATTTAAGCCACTTAAAACATTCCCACCTACCGTTAGTCCAAGAGGTCAAGCAATTGAAAGACGCCACTTCAAAACCTGCAAATCAAACGTCCGTTACCAAAGTAAAAACGATATATAACTTCTCTATGCAAAAGTGTCCTAGTTGCAAGCAGACGAGATCAGCAATTCAATTTAGAAACTCTGATATTTGCAGGACTTGCGCTAGGAGAAAAGTTTCGTTATAGTGGTTGTGTGCTTGACGGCGCGTTAAACGAGTAAGCCTTAGATGGGACTCTGCTGGTTACTCACCAGTCCGTCAACATTCGTAAGAATGAGAGTCTCACCTAGGGCTTTTTTTATTGGAGAAAGCTATGTTAGAACTCAAAGGTGTAGAAGCAGTTTCATTTTATATGTGCGGAGATGGGAAGATAGGAATTAAGCAATTTTCTACTGAATTGATGACTACTGTTCATATAATTATTACTTTAGATCAATTTCGTGAGTTTGAAAAATGGGTTACTAGGAACGAGGACGAGATTAACGATGGGTGGAACAATGGGGTAGAACTATGAATGTTCTTATTGATGAATACCCATTAGTTGTATTGCCTACGTTAGCTTGTCAATACGGTCTCAATGAGGCTATTGTTATCCAGCAAATACATTACTGGACGCAAAAGAATAAACCTATGTCAGACGGTCATTCATGGGTTTATAACTCTATTCCTGAGTGGAAAAAACAGTTTCCTTTCTGGTCTGAAAGAACAATCTTTACGATACTTAAAAAGCTGAAATCTGACGGCATGATTTTCGCTGAATGTAAGAGCGATAACCATTGGGATAAGACTCTTTACTACCGATTGAACTATGAAAAGTTTACTTCATCCATGTCGCAACCTTTGCGAGATCGTAGTCGAAAGAATTGCGAGATCACTATAAATACAGATATAACCAGATATAACGATCATTTTGATGATTTTTGGAAATCCTACCCAAGAAAGACAAATAAAGAAAACGCTAGGAAGGTATGGGCTAGGTTAAAGCCTAATGCTGAACTTGTTGCAATAATGAAAAAAGCCATTAAGGATCAAAAATTATCTGAAACTGAGCAAAGATTTATTTGTCATGCATCTACTTGGCTAACGAATAAACGATGGGAGGATGAAGTCACAACCACTCAAAAGCCATTGATGGGGTGGAAATGATAGAGAACATACTCAGCCGCCTAGAGAAAGTTAAAGGTCGTAACGGCGCATATACGGCTTGCTGTCCTGCTCATGGAGATAAGAGTCCTAGCCTAGCGATACGAGAATTAGATGACGGTCGTATCCTAATGAAGTGTTTTGCTAACTGTAGCGTTCAAGAAATAATGGGTGCAATTGGTATGGATATTGGTGATTTATTTCCAGACACAAATAAAGACTTGCCTCCAGTTAAGAGAAAGTATTATGCTACAGACTTGCTTCGCGTTATCGAATTCGAGGCATGGGTAGTAAGCGTAGCAGCTTATACGATGAGTCAAGGATTACCACTATCGGAAGAAGATAGAGCTAGGATGAAAAAAGCACAAACTAGAATAATGGAGGCTGTGAAAAATATATGACTAACGAAGACATTATCCGCATGGCGAGGGAGGCTGGTCTTGATGGCGTG